GGTAAATAAAACCGTAAGGTAAATTATTAGCATCAAAATTCTCATTAGTAGTCCAGTGGCCTAAGTCCATTTAGTTTGACTTATTACAAACTTGGCGGAGTTCTACGGATAACCTTAAATTTGGATTTAAAACCTGGATTGTTTTTAGGTGCTTTAAATTTTGACTTTTTCTTCTTTTCCGGTGCACCAAATAGATTACGTGCATCACCTGGAGCATATATTTTATCGCTGCTTTGCCCGATTGGTACTCCATTAGCAGCACTTGTACTACCTATACCTGCTGAACTGGTTGTAACACCTGAACCAGCTGGAACACCAGCTCCCATATCTTCCATAAGTTGCTCGAATTTTTTGTTAAATTTTTTCACGTTGATTAATTTGTATTATATGTTATACTTATGTTGTTAATTATGGACTTACCAGATTTAGATACACTATTTACTAACTACCAAACTGAAATTGTTCAGGATATACAGGTAGATGAATTATCTCTTAAAGATAAAGCTATGATGGTACCTACCATTAAGCACAAGTGGGTAGCACGTATGATGCAGCATAAAGCACAATTACGTAGATTTCAATCAATAAAGAAAGAAAAAATTAAGAGTGCTGCTAATGCAAGTCCAATTTCTATGAGTAAAACTGCACTTGATCAGTTAACTCAAAATAACCCTGAAATTACACAACTACAAGAATTTATTGACAAGTTAGAGGGTATTATTGAATATCTTGAAAAGGTAGAAAAACTAACCAGCTCGTTAACCTACGATTGTAAAAACGTAATCGATTTGCAAAAACTTGAAACAACGTAATGGTAGTAGAATTTCAATATGACCCTAAGCGTAAAGAAGTAAAGATTGTTTCGGAATTCCTTAACAATATTAAGGAACATTTTAGTGTAAAGAACCCGGGTGCCAGGTTTAATCGTTATCAGCGATTTTTACCTCAGCGTACATACGCTATTACTAATGCAGGGTATTGTGGTGTTGGTTTGGTTCCAGGTATTATAGATTACCTTAACTCTCAAACTATACCGTTTGAGATTAAACTTAATCAAGAGTATAAGGATGTTGTAATACGTACTCATATACTTAAGCCTAATAATTTTAAAACATTAAACAGCGAGTTTAAGCTTAGAGATTATCAGGAGACTGCTGTTACTAAAGCTTTAGATAGTGGTTATGGTGTTGTAGAGTTAGCAACCGGTGGTGGTAAAACGTTAATCATTGCTAACTTAGTATATGCTGCACTACACCAAATAGAACCTACTGAAAAAATACTAATAGTGGTTCCAGACTTAGGATTAGTAGCTCAAACATTTAAGGACTTTACTTCTTATAATTTTCCTATGGAAATAGTGAGTAAGTGGACTGGTGATAGTGAGTTAAACCCTAACGCACGGGTTATTATCGCTAATATGGGTATTTTACAAAGTAAATCTTCGGATATTACGTGGTTTAACAAAGTAGGGTTATTAGTAGTAGATGAATGTCATAAGTTACGTAGAGGTAACAAGGTGTGTAAATTACTTGACAAGGTTCCTACTTTGAGACGTATTGGTTTTACAGGTACATTACCAGAGAACGATATAGACAAGTGGAACATTAACAATTATATCGGTCCGGTCATATTTAAAAAGACTACTACAGAATTAAGAGAAGCAGCAGGGGGGGAATATATTGCTAATGCACAAGCAATTGCATTACATGTAGAATATGGAATGAAACCTGACTATACTGCAGTTGCAGCGTCTCAACGTTATTTAACTGAATTAGATTTCATACATAACAACAATTTTAGATACTCGCTTATTGAACGTATGATAAGTAAACTAACAAACAATTGCTTGGTGTTAGTGGATCATATTGCTCACGGTGAAAAAATGTACGACACCCTATCTACCCTCAAAGACAAACAAGTATTCTTTATACAGGGTAGTGTAGAAGTAGAAGACCGCAAAAAGGTACAAGACTTAATGGAGCAACACAACAATGTTGTATGTATTGCTATTAGTAAGATATTTTCTACTGGAATTTCTATAAAAAACATACATTATATTATGTTTGCTGCTGGAGGTAAGTCTAAGATCAAGACCTTACAGTCTATTGGTCGTGGTTTACGTGTTCATGAGAATAAAGACATTCTCACTATTATTGACATTGTAGACGAACTTATCTATGGTGGTAAACATTACGAAAAACGAAAAGAATTTTATGCCCTTGAACAAATCAAAATTACCGAAAAAACAATTACCGAAAGCTGAAGCCCCGCCTAAGCCTAAAAAGCCGTTAAGCGAGTCTGCTAAAGCTAAAAAGGTTTATTATGTAAGTCCAGCTGATTTTACGGCTGAACTACGCAAATATTATGAAACCAACATTATTACTAATGAATTAGCAATGATGATTAAAAACATTGCTTATGGGCTTGCACATGCATCTAATTTCATCAATTATACATTTAAAGAAGACGCTATCGGAGACTCCCTAATTAATATGTTCAATGCATTAAAAGATAAAAAATACAATTTTGACAAAGGTAGTAACCCGTTTTCATACTTTAATTCAATTTCGTTTAACTGCTGGAGGTCGCGTATTAAGAAAGAAAAACGTCAACGCGATACTTTAGCTGCATATCAAGAAGAAGTGTATAGTATCATTGGACCTGGTGTAGGTGTTGATGATCCGGTTAACCCAAATAATAAACATGCAGATTAAAGGTACAGAAGTCGGTATATTTTCAGATCCTCATTATGGTGTTCACCGTAATAGTGAAATATGGCATAAAATTGCTTTGGATCATGCTATATGGGCTGCTGATCAGTTCAAACAACGCGGTATAAAAGATATTATAATTCCTGGAGACATATTTCATGATCGTAATGACATTGCTGTTAATACTCTTCACGTGGCTACTGACATTTTTGATGTATTGCGTGATTTTAATATCATTATTACCGTGGGCAACCACGATGCTTATTACCGTGATAATTCTACTGTTAATTCCGTATCCATTCTTCGTGGTTGGAGCAATATTACTGTTGTTGATACTCTTACTGTCGAGACGCTCCAAGGAAAGAAAATAGCTTTTTGTCCTTGGGGTCAAGATATTAACGAAGTACCTAAGTGTGACTTAATTGTAGGGCATTTTGAAGTTAATAGCTTTAAAATGAATTCGTTTAAGGTATGTACAAACGGACTTAAAGCTTCTGACTTAACTGATCGTGCACCTCTTACAATTACAGGTCATTTCCATCATAGAGAAGAACGCAAATACAAAGACGGTACTATTCTTTATGTTGGTGCACCATATCAACAGGATTGGGGTGATTATGGTACTAATAAAGGTTTGTATATATTAGACTTAACTGACTTAAGCTATACATTTATTGAAAACACTATTTCACCTCGTTACAATAAAATAAGATATTCAGATATTGCAAACGGTACCTATACTGCTGAATCGCTTAAAGGCTTTATACGTAATAATATTGTTAAGTTCTATATAGATACACATCTTAAACCAGATGTTGTAGATACTATTGTTAGAAAGCTTGTTTCTATTAAACCAGTAGAGTTTACAATTGAGTATGACTATACTGAATCGAGCAAACTTAATATAGAAGAAGCAAACACTAAAGATTTTAATATTAGTATAGAAAATTCAATATCAGAGTTTATCGATATATTAGATATTAATCATAAAGAAAAAGTGAAAAATTACGTAACTGATGTATATCATAGAGCACTTACAATAACATGAAAATAGGAGCAGCAGTAATAGCATGTGATAGATTGGAATACACTAAACAGTGTGTTGCAAGTATTCTTGCAAATAAAGGTCCATTAACTGATATCATTTTAATTAATGATGGTATTAAGATACCAGACGGTACACTACCTGAAGGTATCGAGATAATGAATAATAGACCACCTTATCAGACTGTAGGTGTAGCTAAAAACAATGCAATTCGTACTTTACTTAATAGAGGGTGTGAGCATTTATTTTTAATTGAAAATGATATCATAATTAAAACATCAGATGTTTGGCAAAAGTACATTGATACAGCTAATGCTACTGGTATTACGCACTTAAATTTCGGTTATCATGGGCCAGCTAATAGAACAACAGATTATAGTAAGCCAAACCCTCGCTATATAGTAGAGTACCCAAACAACGTTAAAGTTGCTCTTAATATGCATAGTGTTGGGGCTTTTTCTTATTTTAACCCGAAGTATATTAAGGAAGTTGGTACACATGATGAGTATTTTAAAAACGCCTGGGAACATGTAGAGCTATGTCAAAGAGGTATTAAAAAAGGCTTTTTACCTGCGTTTTGGTGGTTTCCTGATGTTGAGGGTAGTGATGATATGTTAACAGAGATACCTGGTTCTATTCAAAATAGTTCTATTACCCACACTGAAAAATGGACTGATAATATGAGAAAAGGTGCTGATTATTATAGAAAATTACACGGGGTTTCAGCTGTAGAAAACCAAGACACTCCTTTAGAAACGGTTTTAGAAAAACTTAAAAATAT